CTGCATGTGGTGAAGTTACTTCTTAAAAAATTAGTGGACAGTACTGCTACAGAGATCGACAACTCCATATATGACCAATATGTTATATTGCTGGATAAGTCGATTGAGAAGTCTAAGTAATTAGCACCTAAAAGGTCCTATATTACTGCGTAGAACATTTTGTAAAATATTTTTAACATGGATAACTATGTGGAATTTTAAAAACCCAATTCGTTCATTTACATTTGATGAAATGGCTTGTAAGAACTGCCCACATTGCGGAGGCATTTCGGACATGAATGAAGACTTCATGATGAAGTTACAGCAACTAAGGGATGCATGTGGTTTTGCCCTACCAGTGAATTCGGGGTATCGTTGTTTTCAAAAGAATATCGATTGTGGAGGTCATGCTAATTCTGGTCATCTCACTGGGGAGGCAGCAGATTTAAGGGCAGAACGAAATCAGGCCAGGGTAGTTATCCAGAAGGCAATTGAAATGGGATTCTCAGTTGGGATTCAGCAAAAGGGAAATTCCAGATTTGTTCATGTTGACACGAAACCCCGGAAGTCTGGGAATGCGAATCTATGGAGTTATGCTTAAATGCAAATTGAACTGGAACTGGAGTCTGGTCTTATTGTTGACATCAACACTTATGAGTGGGTGCAGCAAAACTATTCAGACTTCTCCAGGCTATCTTGGAACTTACAAGACCAGTCAGATCAGGGAACTTTGGATGGGTTGCTCAAACGCCATTTATCAGGCAAACCCCTTTTCCCAAGATCGTATTCAATTTTGCGATTGCAGTACTGATGCAGTTAGAGAGAATTATGAACCAGAGTGGATGTTGGACATGAATGAAAAAAAGGTAAAGGAACTACAGACTGTAGTCACATTAAAGTGTAACAAGTGGAGAATGCGTGGGTAAGTTAATACCATTTCAACCACCTCCTGGAGTCTTCAAAAACGGTACTCCATACCAGGCAAAAGGCCGGTGGTCTGACTGTAACCTAGTGAGATGGAAAGACGGATTGTTGCAACCGTTGGGGGGATGGGAGGAAGTAATCCAATCCACAATCACTGGTATAGGACGAGCCATGATAACCTGGAGAGATTTTACAGGTGCCAGGTGGTTAGCAATTGGTACCAATGAAAAGTTATATATATTCACTTCACTTTCAGGGACTGCATCTGATATTACACCTGATGTTACTCCTGTTTTTGTGGTTGGTAATACAGATGGAGAAATTGGACTGGGATTTGGGACAGGTGATTTTGGGGGTACTGTACCCAGAGCATCTGTAATTTCAAATTCTACAAATTCATCATCCGGTTCTGCAGGACAAATTAGTATTGATAGAGAGACAGATAAAATCTTAACGACTGCTGCAACATCTGCAAAAATATTTACGGACACTGCTCAATCTCCACCCATTGGGCCTTTACCATTTGGTGTTGGGGATGAGATTGAATTGATAGGTTTTTCAGGAACAAATAATGCCAAAACATATGGAAGTACAGGATCACATAGAATTGTATCCCTTACTGCATCAGAAATGGTTCTTGGTCCTACAAATGGTTCGGCAGCATATGGTGGTTCAACTCTAACAGATGAAACTCCAGGTGGACAGGTAACAATAAGAAGAACCAGAAGATTCGGTAATGAAAATGTTGCATCATCATCCCTGGTCTTGGAAGCATCTTCCTGGGTATTTGATCTCTGGGGTGAGAATCTGATTGGTATGTCAACAGCAGATGGTAGAGTTTATGAATGGGACCCAACTGATACAAATGCAACATCTACAAAAGCATCTCTTCTTACACATGCACCCATAAATAATAAAGCAATTCTGGTATCAAAACAGAGACACTTATTTGTTTTTGGTGCAGGAGGTAATAATAGAAAAATACAGTGGAGTGATATTGAGGCTATTGATACAGCAGCATCATGGGCAGCATCTCCAACTAACCAGGCAGGTTCATTTGAGATAGATACAGCAGGTGAGATACTGGCAGGAAAGACTGTAGGTGACCGGATTCTAGTGTGGACAACCCAAGATTTGCATGCAGTGGATTGGACCGGAATGCCCTATGTGTACGGACGGAAGAAGATCGGTGACGGTTGTGGTGCCATCAGTAACAGGTCAATGATTTCAGTAGGTGATAAAGCATTCTGGATGAGTCAGGGTGGATTCTTCACATATCAGGGTAGTGTACAACCGTTAAAATGCGATGTACAGGACCATATATTTAAGGATATCAATCGGGTCCAGGACAGTAAAATATATGCATCTACTAACCCTGAGTTTTTTGAGGTCACCTGGTGGTATGCATCTTCTACCTCAGATGAGATTCTAAAGTATGTAACTTTCAATTATGCAGAAGGATGGTGGAGTGTAGGAGAACTATGCAGAACTGCATTTGCAACTGGTTCACCAGGTGTATTCCCTAATCCAATTGGAATTGCTGATGACGGTTCAATTTACGAACATGAGATAGATGTTTCATCAGATAAACGAACCACAAGTCAGGTTGCATTAACCAATGCTGATATTTCAGATTATGACAGGAAACTGGTTACAGGTACAGATGCAACAGATGATGTAGGACTCTGTTTTGCTGAAGCAATAATGGAAGTTGACAATGGGGAGAATGTTACAAACATAACACAACTGGTTACCGATACTGCAGGAGTTGGAGACAATGGGTTAAGGTTCAAATTCAAAACCTCATACACACCAAATGGGACAGAATCGATTTCTCAGAATTACAACCTGGCAGCAGATGGATACGTTGATGTCCGGGAACAGGGCAGACAGTTTACCTACCGGGTGGAAAGTGGTTTTGACCAATACTGGGAGATAGGTTCAATCCGGGCACAAATGAGTTCAGGAGGTAAGAGATGATATTACCCCCAGTTACCCCGGAATATGATACTGGTTCCCAGGCAACAATGCATGAAGAATTAACAAAAGCAGATGCTCAAAATTTTAAACTAGATCAGGATAATTTCTTAACCACCGGATCTATTTGTCTACAGAATGGAGATGGTGACTGGTTTAAATTGGGGATAGGGTTAGGTGCTGTAGGAACAGTTGGAACCATTGTTGATGGTTCCGATACCGGACCAGGGGTTTATACTAATGTTTCCTTAACTGGTGGTTCTGGATCAGGTGCAAAAGCTACTGTAACTACTGTTACTGACGATGTGCAAACAGTTACAATAACTACAGGAGGTTACGATTATACTATATCAGATGTTTTATCAGTTCCTGCTTCCATAATTGGAGGATCTGGAGCCACTTGTGTGGTTGCTACATTGGCCCCTATTTTAACAATAACTAAATTAACAGGAACACAAATTGATGCGGATGGAAGGCCAGCAATCGCATCAACAAACCCATACTCATAAGAGGAAACATGGCAACAAGAACTAGAAATACTGAGATCACCCCAGGATCAGGAACAGAGTATACCGAATGGGGTTTAGATCAGATGCAGGATGTAATTAACCAGGGTTACAACCCATATGAAGGTCCGAATCCATATGATGGGGGATTGAACTTTCTCCAGCAATCCCAGGTTGATAATATGAATGAACTGGAAGATCTATATGGTGGCCCAGATGGATATTGGGAACAGAGTCAGGATATTTATGGAGAAGTCGGTGCAATGTCTCCAGAGGAAATTATTGCAACCAGTAGAAGTGGTGGTCCTGCAGATGGTTATTTTGATCCTTTCCGTAGCAAAATGAAAGAGTACATGCGAGATGATTATACAGATGCACTAGCAGATATGGAGAATGAGGTTGGTGCAGGTGCTGCAGGGAAAAATGCATTTGGTGGTTCAAGACATGGAGTTGCATCTGGAGTTGGTGGAGCAAAAGCAATGGATAATTACTTGAGATCAGCAACTGCAATGGATTCCCAGGCATATGAAAATGCAATGCAATGGCAACTTGAGGATACAGTAGAAAACAGGAACAGGGTGACTGCCAACAATGATGCTAATTTAGGTTTTGGTGATATGAGAACAAGAGCAGCAACCAGTATGCGTGATATCAGTCAACCGTTGAGTTTAATACAGGAACAGACTGCTGCAGGTGATAAGCTAAGAGGGTATGATGCAGCAGCAGGTATGTGGGACCAGGAACTACATGATAAAGAACAGTCATGGAGAACAAATAGATTAAATGAGTATATGCAGGGTGTCTCTAGTGGTGCATGGCCTCAGAATACATCACAAAGTCAAACTGGTGGTCAAACTCAGGGAGAGAAAAATATGGGATATGCTGCAATATTTTTTGCAAAAGTAATGTCAAAATGTATCCCTGAAGGTACCATGATCGATACTCCAGATGGTCCTGTTGCAATTGAAGATATTAAAGCAAGTACAAAAGTTAAAGGATATTATAAGGCAGAGACTGAGGTACTTCAGGTACATCAGTATAAAGAAGATCCTTCATCACATAGGTTCTACCGTATTAAATTTGATAATGGTAAGGCGGTAGACTGTTGTGATATGCATAAAATTTATAATAAGAGAGCACAAGATTATAAGGTGGGAGATAGAGTGCAAAACACTAAGGTTACAAGTATCACCAGGTACAATGGAGTTGTGAGATCTTATGATCTCCTGACAGCAGATGAGGGTTATTTAATTGGTGGTATACCGGTTAATTCAATGATTGAAGAATTAGCTGAATTATCAATGGGTCTTAAATTAGCAGCATAGGATAAATTATGGAATACAATTATTTCGCATCCCACCGGGGTTCTCCCAGGGCAAGAGCATTCCAAAAAAAATATGGGGAATCACCACCTGGTGAAGTTTTTTGGTTTGAGAACCAACCATATGCTGGTAGACCAATACCTGCATCAAATATCCCAAATCCTCCAATGGCTCCCGGTTACGGTGTTCAAGATTTTCATTCACAACCAGGTTCCCCACCACGTTTCCCTGCAGGAAATATAGGACCAACTCCAGCCGGTTATAATTATGGAATGCAGAGA